CAGCGACACAGAGTATGCGCTTATATTCGTGCAGAGATTATCTAAGTTACAGGAAGCGTCTGACAAATTAGTTGGTCGCAATTACTATGAAAGGTACTTCAAGACTTACGATGTATCTGAAATGTATGAAATCCGAAAAGACTATTACAGGAGATTGAAAGATGCGCGGATCAAAGAAGGCAGGCCCAGTTAAGAAGAGAGCTATGCGTGGTGGCGGAGCAGCTAAGAAAGCTGGCCCCGTGAAGAGGATGCGTAGCGGAGGAAGAAACCTTCGCAGCGAGGAGGCTCGTGTAATTGGTGTGCAGGATAATGCTGCTGATGAAATGCGTAGAGTAGAGGCTCGCCGCCCTAAAGACAGGGCTGAGCGAATGGACAAGCGAGGCCAAGAGGCTCGTGTTGGCTCTCGTGAGCGTAATGCGCGTGAAGAGATGACTCGTTTAAGAAGAGAGGCAGCAGGTATGGGAATGAATAAAGGCGGAAAAACTTCTAATCAGGCAACATCTAAGATTACTAATCAGCACAAGCGCTACGCGATGACTGGCACAACCAAGCTGGCTGAGGGCGGTAGAACGAAAAAATCCACTACTGCGGTAAACCTAAATATGGGCGCTCCCCAAACTCGCAGAACAACGGCTCGCGGCATGGGTGCTGCCATTAAAGGCGGGAACTTTACGGAAAACACTTAATGGCTATTGAAAAATCACTTTATTCTGAGTCAGACCCCGATTTGCTTGCGGCCTTAGAAATAGAAATTGAAAACCCAGACTCGGTTACAATTTCTGATGGCGATAACGTAATTAGCATGGAGTTTGACGAATCAGAAATGATTGCCGAGCATGGCGATAACCTTGTTGATTTCATGGATCGGCAAGAGCTAGAGCGGCTTGGAAGCGATTTGGTTAATGGCTTTAACGCCGACAAAACTAGTCGCCATGATTGGGAAGAGTCCTATATACAGGGACTTGACCTGATGGGGATGAAGTTTGAAAACAGAACAACTCCTTGGAATGGGGCTTGTGGCGTATTTCATCCAATGCTTAGCGAGGCTGTCGTTAGGTTTCAGTCTCAAACAATTATGGAAATCTTTCCTGCCAGCGGCCCCGCGAAGACCTCTATTGTAGGCGAGGTTACAGATGAAAAGATTAAGCAGGCTGAGCGCGTTCAAGATTATCTTAACTACATGATGACCGTTAAGATGACTGAATACCGCACAGAGACAGAGAAGCTGTTGTTTTCATTGCCTATAGCTGGCTCTGCGTTTAGAAAAGTTTACTTTGACCCGAATCTAGGTAGAGCCTGCTCTATGTTTGTTCCGGCTGAAGACTTTGTGGTGAGCTATGGCGCTTCCGATCTGGAAACAGCAGAGCGCTGCACCCATGTAATGAAGAAGACTACCAACGAAGTGCTGAAACTACAGCAAAGTGGCTTCTATGCAGACATCGAGCTTCCTGCTCCAGCCCCTGATACCACTGAAATTACTGCCAAATACAACAAATTAACAGGTGATCACCCCAACTACGAGGTTGATCAGCGTCATACCCTGCTTGAGTGCATGGTAGACATAGACCTTGCAGGCTTTGAAGACACAGACAACGGCGAACCTACCAATATTGGCCTGCCTTATGTAATTACCGTTGATAAGTCATCAAGTACTATTCTTTCTATCCGCAGGAACTGGAAAGAAGATGACGAGTTAAAGCTAAAGCGTCAACATTTTGTCCACTACCAGTATTTGCCGGGACTTGGGTTCTACGGATTCGGCTTAGTCCATATGATTGGGGGCTTGACCAAGTCGGCTACCTCGTTATTGCGTCAATTAGTTGACGCAGGGACACTGGCAAACCTACCCGGCGGCTTAAAAGCGCGAGGATTGCGTATTAAAGGGGACAGCTCCCCAATTATGCCGGGCGAGTTTCGAGATGTGGACGTTCCGGGCGGGGTAATCCGCGACAACATCACCTTCCTTCCTTATAAGGAGCCATCTGCTGTACTTCACCAGATGCTTCAGGAAATTGTGGAAGATGGTCGCCGATTTGCCTCTGCCGGGGACTTAAAAGCTTCCGATATTAACGGTGAAGCCCCAGTAGGCACTACCTTAGCGCTGCTTGAGCGTGAAATGAAGGTAATTAGCGCCGTTCAGGCGCGTGTTCATGCCGCAATGAGGCGAGAATTAGGCATTCTTTCCGATATCGTTGCCGATTACGGCCCTACTGAATACCCCTACGGTTCTGCTGAAAACGCCATTACGGCTGAGGATTTCGATGATCGAATAGACATTATTCCGGTCAGTGACCCCAATTCGGGAACCATGTCACAAAGAATCATGCAGTATCAGGCAGCTCTACAGCTCGCCCAACAAGCGCCGCAGATGTATGACCTGCCGCTGCTGCACAGGCAGATGCTAGAAGTGCTAGGTATCCGTGACGCAGACAAGATTATTCCAACTACAGACGATATCAAGCCAACCGATCCAATCTCAGAGAACATGAACCTGATGGTCGGCAAGCCTGTAACAGCCTTTATATACCAAGACCACAAGGCGCACATAGAGGCGCACACATCGGCGATGAATGATCCGAAGATAGCTGAGCTTCTGAATCTGGCTCCTGATGCACAGGTAAAACAAGCTGCACTTGCCGCTCACGTTGCCGAACACGTTGCCTTCCAGTATCGACAAGATATTGAGAAAGAACTTGGCGTGGCATTGCCTGCGGTTGACTCTACTCTTCCAGAAGATATTGAGTACAGGCTGTCTCAGCTAGTAGCTCCTGCTGCTGCCCAGTTGACAGGAAGGGCGCAACAAGAAATGCAGGCACAAGAAATGATGCAACAGGCTGAAGACCCAGTTCTTCAACTGCAAAAGGCTGAGCTTGAGCTTGAGAATATTAAGATCGAAACAAAGGCATCAACAGACATGGCTAGGATTCAGGCCGACCTAACTAAGGCAGCGGCTAGAGATGACCTAGAAAGAGACAAGCTGTCGGCAGACCAGCAGATGGAGGGCGCGAAGCTTGGCGTTCAGATTTCCGAAGCGAATGCTCAGTTACAACTGGAGTCAAAGAAGGTTAGCTCTAAAGACCAGTTAGCTGGAGCAAAGATGGGGGTGGAAATAGCCAAAGAAATGATGGCTGATAACAGAGAAAGAGATATTGAAGAAATGATTAATAAAAGAGATACTACGCGAGAACGTGATATCGACAAGAGAGAACTAGATGAGTGAAGTATTTAGTAGCAATGCTTTAAAAATCTTAAATGACAAGATACGAATTATTATGAACGAGTACGCTGACAACATTAGCAGCGGCTCCTGTCGGAGCATGGAAGAATATTCAAAGGCTGTCGGAGTTATAGAAGGACTTGCGTTAGCCGAAAGAGAATTACTTGATCTGAACAAGCAGATCGGGCAGGACTAATCTCCGTATAATACGGTGCGTAGTGACTCTGGACACTTATTCCAGTGCGGGGGAATACTAATGGTAAAGTCATTAGCAAAAGTAGGAGCGGTGGGCGTTGCAACCACTGAAGAAAATACTGTGGATACTGAAACCACTGAAAAGGCTCGTGTACCACATCAACTTCCTGAACCGAAAGGTTTTAAGGTTTTGATTGGTTTACCTGAACCTGACAAGGCGACAGAGGGCGGCATTCTCAAGGCACAAGAAACTGTGCAGGCTGAGGAAGTTGGTTCTATTGTAGGCTTTGTTCTTAAACTAGGCCCAGATGCTTACGCTGATAAACTGCGTTTTCCTAACGGCCCGTATTGCAAGGAGGGTGATTTTGTAATTATGAGATCATACTCAGGCACACGGTTTAAGGTTCATGGCACTGAATTCCGTCTTATCAACGATGACAGCGTAGAAGCTGTAGTAGATGACCCTAGAGGAGTTATGAAGATATGAGCGAAGAAGATATGAATGAAGATACTGCTGAGCGTATGTCATCCGAAGACAAGTTCTTTGGTGTTAAGACGCAGCATGGTAAAACTGATGTAGAGTCTGATTCCTTTGATGAGGAGTCTGATTTAGAGATCGAGGTTATTGACGAT